GAGCAAGCGTGGAAAGACGTTCAAGATAAAATCCTAACTAAAGCGTCAGTCGGTTATCTCATCAAGGATGGCAGGTCCTCAAAAGGCAAAGACGATGATTCTGAGATCTATACCGTAACCCGCTGGGAACCATACGAAATCAGCCTGGTCACTATTCCAGCGGACTCTTCTGTCGGCATCGGACGCAATTTAATAAACCCTAAATATAAAACAATGGAAGTAACTACCATGGAAGCGCCAGAACCGCCCGCACAGACTCCGGTAGAGTCTAAACCTAAAATTGACATTATAGCAGAGCGTAATGAAGCCCGTAAGAGCGAGCAAGACCGAGTGCGCGTAATAGCGGCTGCAGGTCGACAATATAAAATGGAGGATGTTGCTATGCGGGCTATCGAGGAGGGGGTAAGCGTAGAGGAGGCAAAGGATCGCTTTCTGGCAAAATTAAATGAGCGAAATCAAAGGGTTGCTGATGGTTCGCGACCTATTGGGCTAAGCGAAAAAGAGTCTCGGTCTTTCTCGTTTCTTAAGCTTATTCACGCCTTAGCTTCGCCGGAAGATCCCAGTGCTCGACGAGCTGCAGCCTTTGAACTTGAGGCTTGCGCTGTTGCTGGCGATCAAATCAAGCATCGCAATCTTAAGGGGACGATGATTCCAGTTGATGTACTTACAACTCCTTTGCGGGCTGAACGGGGAAATAATACCGTCTCAATTATGTCTGGAACAGGATATACCGGAACCGGTGGACAAACTGTTCAAACAAGTTTATTGGCCGCATCTTTCATCGAAATATTACGAAATCGTACCGTCTTAATGCAACTAGCTACGCAACTTGGCGGACTGAATGGAAATATAGATATCCCCAAACAAACTACTGCTTCCTCTGGTTACTGGATCGGAGAAGATGGGGAGGCCATCAAACAAGACATTGATTTTGGACTCATTTCTTTGAGGCCCAAAACCGTTGCTAATTATGGCGAAATTACTCGGAAAATGACGATGCAATCGAGTCTCTCTGTTGAACTACTTCTCCGAAATGATCTCGCGACTGGACTTGCTCGGGCCATTGATAAATCCGGATTTTATGGTGATGGCACTGCCAATGCGCCGGTAGGATTGAAAAATACGATTGGAATTCACAATGTAAAATTCGCAGCTGACGATCCTGCTTTCAAAGAGCTTGTATCCATGGAAACATCCATTGCTCAAGAGAACGCGGATGTCGAAAACATGGCGTTTATAGTAAATCCTGCATTTCGGGGATATGCTAAAACCTCTTTAAAATTTCCTTCTGCATCTACTAATGGCGGGACCATTTGGGAACCGGGCAATAGTGTCAATGGCTATCGCACGGAAGTTACAAACCAGATCAATACTGGCGACATTTTCTTTGGAAACTTTGCTGACTTTATGATCGGTCTTTGGGGAGGGTTAGAAATAACGGTTGATCCTTACACACAGAGCACCAAGGCCCGAATTCGAATCGTCTCTATGCAAGACGTAGATTTTGCTGTCCGTCGAGCAGTCTCCTTCTGTTACGGATCGAAGAATAAACCTAAAACGAATTCTTAACATTCATTACTAATGAGCAGCGACGAGCGGGACGAGATTGTAAGCTATCTTAGGGCCGTTTTAAGCCTTTTAAAATGGTTTGGAAGCGGATTTCTCGTCACGCTCTGCGGGCTCATCGGTTTGATAATTACAGACCATTACGATCTCGCGCACATCAAACGAGATGTTGAATGGATGAGGCCGAAAGTCGAGCAAATTTGGTATAAAAATGAAACTAATTCAATACATACTCGATAGACTATCAGAAAATTCCACATGGAGAGGAATTATTCTTTTGTTAACCGCAATAGGCATTAATCTCAATCCAGACCAATCAGCAGCGATTACAGGAGCTGGACTCTCCGTAGTTGGATTAATCAATGTTTTCCGAAAGGAGGGACCGAAAGAGCAGAAATGATAGACGATCGCTCTGAGAAAAATATTCAGACATTGGCGCCTAGTGTCCAGCCGCTATTTCGAGAATTTCTCATAAAACTCAAAGAATATTTCGAGCCGTTAGGAATAAATGCTGTCATCATTTGTGGTACCCGAACGCTTGCTGAGCAGAATGCTCTTTACGCTAAGGGGAAAACAGTAACAAAAGCTCGCGCTGGGTATTCGTATCATAATTTAGGAATGGCAATAGACATCGGGCTGTTTAGAGATGGTAAATATCTCCAGGAACCCGAACTCTATAATCAGATCGGAATTATCGTACGAGAGTTTTCGGAATTAGAATGGGGAGGGGAATGGAAAGGTTTCAAGGATACACCACATGTCCAGTATCGCTTGTCCAGTTACTTAAAAAAGCATCGTAATCGGACGGTCAAAAAGGAAGTAACGATCGCATAAATGAATGAAAATTTAGATATCTATTTGTCCGACTTTGGTCAAACCGTTATATTTGATACGACTAGTGGTCCTCGCAAGGTTAGGGCGATTTTTGACAATGCTTTTTACGACGCTTCGATTAACGAAACTGTTCTCGATACCACACAACCATTTCTCACCTGCAAATTCAGGGATGTAGAGCAGGATATTGAGCGAGAGACTTCCGTAAATATCGAGGGAAAACGATTTAGCGTCCTTCAAATTCAACCGGATGGCACAGGAATGGCCACTGTGTTCTTAGCACATGAGTGAGTCTGCTATTATTATTCATTCTGATCGTCTCCATGAAGCAATTAAAAATCTGAGGTTTCCAGACGAGGTTTTACAAAAGATTTTGAAACGTGCTGTTGTGCAAACCGCCCGTTGGGCTAAACGGAGAGCTGCAACGATTATTGGAAAATCTACAAAAATTAGTGGTCGAGTGTTGGGTAAACGGATGCAATTAGATATTAAATCCGCAGAGCACGGATATGCACGTATTTGGATGGGACTAAATCCCATAAAACTCGGCAGACTGAACCCTCGTAAAACATCTAGTGGAGTCAAGGCAGGGCCCATGCAAATTACGGGGGGATTTATTGCTAAAAAACAGGTTTTTAAACGCCGTGGCAATAAACGTCTACCAATAGATCGACAAGAACTGGATATTTATCCCCAGGCTTCCGAGGCTTTAAGCAAAATGTCTGAGGAAGTAGATGCAAAGCTTCAGGAGAATTTTGACCGAGCATACGAAGCAATTGCCTACAAATGAAGCTCCCTGAAATCAATTTAATCGAGCTGCACGACAGTATTGCTAGCGGATTTAAGACAAAATTTCCAGACTGTGCTGTAGACTATTATTCTCGCCCTGGAGAGAAAATCATAACTCCGGCCATATTTTTTGAGCTGGAGAATGGTGTTCCTGCTAATCCTCACGACACTGGGACCGAGCAACTCGAAATGGAGCTAAAATTTTCGGCGGAGGTAATTGTTGCTTATAAGCAAGGAGGGCTGCTGGGCGTTCGTTTACTCGCTTTAGCACTTGCGAGATTTGTTCACGGCAATCGATGGGGACAGCTAGTTGGACGGGGTCAGTTCAGCGAGACAATCCCAGAAACCTTTTCAAGCCCGATGGATGCCTATGAAAGCTGGCGAGTCTCGTGGACCCACACCGCATTTTTAGGAAAAAGTATTTGGGAGGAATCCGGAATCGTTCCGGAGCAAATCCTGGTTTCGACATCACCACGAATCGGCATCCCTCACAAGCCTGATTACGTTGCTGTTACAGATGGAAAGGGGACTCTATGAGCTACCGAATTATCGACCTTGAACGGAGACTGAGTAATTTAGTGCGATTAGGAAATGTTGCGCAGGTGGATTACCAAAATGCACGGGTGAGAGTAACTATCGGTGAAAATACCACCGCTTGGCTTCCATGGATGTCCCAAAGAGCTGGCAATGACAGAGTTTGGCATCCACCTGAAATTGGTGAACAGGTTGTGGTGATTTCTCCCTCCGGAGAGTTGGCCGCGGGAGTTGTTCTGCCTGGCGGTATCTACAAACAGGATCGTCCAGCCAACGGCGATAAAGAAACAATTTTTCGAACGACGTATGCGGATGGCACAGTTTCTGAATATGACCGGGAATCGCATGTACAATCACTGAAAATTCCAACCAAAGGAAAGGTTGTTGTTAGAGTGGGAGATACAGCGTCGACTGAAATTACAGAATCTCAGATTACTCATCAATTAAATGGTGGAGGCAAAATTGAAATAACTGCGGACGGTGTAAAAATTACTAGCGGCGAAACCTCATTAAATATCGTTTCTGGAGGTATCATTATTAAAGGCGCCATTACAGCGACGGGATCCTTAACACAGTTTAAAGGGCCTTTGAAGAGCAATGGAGTGACGCTTCATAGCCATACACACGGCGGAGTTACAACTGGATCTGGAGCAAGCGGCCCCCCCGTGCCTGTATAATAATTATGAGGGGAATAGATGCAAAAACTGGGCAAGAATTATCCGGGTTGGATCATCTGAAACAATCAATCCGGGATATTCTTACCACGCCCATCGGATCACGAGTAATGTTACGGGAATATGGCTCACGGCTATTTGAATTAATTGATTCTCCAATAAATCATAAAACTATTACCGATATTTATTCTGCTGTTATTGAATCGCTCCAGAAATGGGAGCCGAGAATTGATGTCATTCGAATCATTGTTGAAGCCGCTGAAATTGGAAAACTGATTTTAGGGTTGAATGTAAAATATCGAGACGAACCTGGCGCCGCTTTCTCCATCGGAGGTCTGGAAATTGCCGTATGAGCTTTACATCTATCGATCTCTCAAAACTGCCTGCGCCGGACGTAGTCGAAAAACTTGATTATAAAAACATATTGGCGGAGATGCTAAACCAACTTCGACGAATCGATCCTGCCTTTACTGCTCTTGTGGAGAGCGATCCTGCAATTAAAATCCTAGAAGTCTGCGCTTATCGTGAAATGCTTCTTCGTCAGCGAATTAACGATGCAGCGCGTGGAGTGATGTTGGCTTTTGCCGCCGGTTCAGATTTGGATCAACTTGGCGCTTTGTTTGGAGTCACAAGAAAAGTCATACAGCATGCGGATGTCAGCAGTTTTCCTTCTAAACAAGCTATACTTGAAAAAGATGAAGATTTTCGCAGCAGAATCACACTTGCTTTAGAAGGCTTAAGTACTGCCGGTCCCGAAGGGAGTTATAAGTTCCACGCATTAAAACATCCGAAAGTCAAGGATGTGGGTGTAGTTGGCCCCCCAAAGGTTTCCCCGGGACAGGTTCTGGTAACGATTTTAGGTCACACCGGAGATGGTTCAATTACCGACAAAATAGTCGAGGAGGTTAAAGGGCTGCTTAGCGCTGATGATGTCCGTCCAATTACGGACGAGGTGATTGTAAAAGGCGCAAAAATTCGGAAATATAATATAAACGCAGAATTGTTTACTGATGGAGGGCCAGATTCCAATGTAGTTGTCGAAAAAGCCCGGGATCGGATTGAGCGCTTTACCACTTCAAATCATCGCATTGGCCGGGATATTCCTCTTTCTGGAATTTATGCAGCTCTTCATGTAGATGGGGTTCAGCGGGTATTTCTGAAAGCCCCTGCTGATGCAATTCTAATTGATCATACGGAAGCGCCATTTTGCACGAATGTATTGCTAACCCACGGAGGCCGCGAAAAATGAGTCTATTGCCACCAAATGCGACACCGCTAGAAAAAGCGCTAGAATCAGTCACTTCGAGAATGAGCGACATTCCTGTTCCAATTCGTGATATTTGGAATCCGCAAAAATGCCCTATTAGTTTATTGCCTTGGCTGGCCTGGGCGCTTTCTGTTGATGAGTGGGATAGCAACTGGACTGAGGAACAGAGACGCAGAACAGTGGCTGCTAGCGTTGAGGTTCATCGCAAAAAAGGCACTATTGGAGCGGTGCGCAAAGCACTTGAACCATTTGGATTGAGCAACGCCATTCAAGAGTGGTGGCAAATGACCCCGCGCGGCAAGCCGCACACATTTAAACTCCTGTTGTCGCGCGTTACCACACCAGCAATCATTCAGAACTCAATTATAGCCGCCGTGAAAAATGTAAAGCCCGTCCGATCTGAAATGATTTTGGAATCAGTAATCGGATATTTAGGAAAAATTAATATAATTGGGGCTGGGCGTCCGACCGTATTTACACGAATCACCGCAACAATTTAACATGGCTATAAAATTTATATTAACTGATGCCGGAAAAGAAGCGATGGCCCAAGTCGGGCAGGTAGGTCCCGTCAAAATCGATAAAATTATCATAGGGTCACTGGGATATATTGCCTCAGCTGGTCAAACGTCGCTCTGGAAGGAGATTAAACGATTAAACACCATCGGTAGCAGTTCATCTGGAAAAGGAATTATTCATGTAACGGCTATTGACAATAGTGCCGATGAATACACTGTCAGAGAAGTTGGTTTGTTGTCCGAGGATGGCATCCTTATTGCGGTATATGCTCAAGTGGAGCCTATTATCATCAAGGCGGCCGGCAGCGTCAATCTATTAGCATTCGATTGGGTGATTACCAGCGTTCCTCCAGAAAACATAACAGTTGGGGATGCTCAATTTCAGTATCCCCCAGCGAGCGAATCAATAAAAGGGGTGGCCCAGATCGCTACCCAAGACGAGGTGAATATCGGAGATAACGACAGCACTATCGTGACGCCAATGAAAGCCGCCAAAATCTACGTTAAAAAAACCGGAGATACAATAATGACCGGACCTCTCACCAATCATGCGGGATTTATCGGAAACGCCAGTAGCGCCACGCAATTACAGGTAAAACGAGCTATTGTCCTAGATGGAGACATCAAGGGGCATGCAGAATTTGATGGTACGAGCAATATAACGATTCAGACTCATTACCAGCATTGGCATTGGCTAAATCAGCGTCTCGTTCCGTCCGGAGCTGTTTGCGCATTTGCTGCCGATGCGCCGCCTAGTGGTTGGCTAAGAGCTAATGGTGCTACAATCGGTCGAGTAGCCTATAGGGATTTATTTAATGTTATAGGCACTCATTATGGGCACGGAGACGGACATTCTACATTCAACGTGCCGGACCTACGTGGTCAATTCATCCGAGGTTGGGACGACGGACGAGGAGCTAATCGGGGACGACGTTTCGGATCGTGGGAGGCAGATGAATTTCGCTCGCACACGCACCGATTTAGAGACGATCCCACGGGAGACCATGGTATTCCTGCAGGCGGCGCGCATAATAGAGTGAGAACGCTGGCAACAAATGCCGATCTCGTCCCCTGGATAGGCTGGATAGCTCATTCGGGTGGCGACGAAACACGTCCCGTAAATGTTGCATTGTTATACTGTATAAAATATTAGCATATGAAAATATATCATTATTCACCGGACAGTAGACTATATTTAGGTAGTAGTAATGCAGATGAAAGTCCATTAGAACCTGGCGTTTATTTAATTCCAGCTCATGCGACTGCTATTGAGCCACCATCTGCTGAAGAAGGACAGGAAGTTGTTTGGGAAAATGGTCAATGGAAAAGTCATGATTTTCCGACTGATTCAACACTTAATGCTCCGGGAGAGCATCCGCTACCTACCTGGGAAGATCTACGCGCTCAACGGAATAGGCTATTATTTAGCAGTGATTGGAGTCAATTGCCAGATGCTCCGTTAAATAAACAGGAACAGACTATGTGGAAAAACTACCGCCAAACGCTCCGTGATTTGCCTGAAATATTTTCTGATCCAACCACCATAATTTGGCCAGAACAACCCTCTACTAATTAATTATATGTCTACATCATTTCTACATGGTATTGAGGTCATTGAAATAACCGACGGCGCTCGGCCTATTCGAACTGTAACCAGCTCGGTTATTGGACTGATTGGAACAGCTCCACAGGCTAAAGCAAATGCATTTCCTGTAAATACGCCCACATTGATCGCAGGCTCGCGTTCCGTAATCAAAACACTCGGCTCTAGTGGAACACTTGCCCCCGCTATTGATGGCATATTCGATCAAATAGGCGCTTCCGTTGTCGTTATTCGAGTTGATGAGGGCGCTAACCCCGCTGAAACACAGGCAAATATTGTCGGCAGCAACATTAGTATGACGGGACTCTGGGCATTTACCGGAGCTATGAGCAAACTGGGTGTCCAGCCTAGAATTCTGATTGCGCCAGGATTTAGCAATATTTCAGCGGTTACCACAGAACTTCTTTCCGTAGCCAGTCGGCTGCGCGCGATCGTTGTTGCAGATGGCCCCAATACGACAGATGCCGAGGCAATTACGTTTGCAGAAGGCTTTGGAAGCGATCGGTTGTATATTGTTGATCCTCAAGTTCAGGTGATGCGTAGTGGAGTCGCGGTAAATGAATCTGCATCTGCGCGGGTAGCTGGCTTGATCGCCAAGAACGATCATGATCGCGGATTCTGGCGCTCTCCTTCGAATCAGGAAATTCTGGGTATTGTTGGGACAGCGCGGCCTATCGACTTTACACTCAATGATAGGAACACTTCCGCAAACCTTCTCAACGAAAAAAACATTGCAACCATTATTCGGCAGAATGGCTTCCGTCTATGGGGCAACCGATCAACCAGTTCCGACCCGAAATATGCTTTCTTAAGTGTCAGGCGAACTGCTGATATGATTTGCGGCAGTATTTTACGTGCGCATCTGTGGGCAGTGGATCGTAATATCACGAAGACATACCTGTCAGATGTATCAGAATCCGTTACCCAATACCTACGTGCCTTGCAAAACCAAGGAGCCATCTTAGGAGGAACCTGCTGGGCGGACCCTGAACTTAATAGTCCAACCAATATTGCAGATGGAAAAGTCTATTTCAATTTTGATTTTGCACCTCCTTATCCAGCAGAGCGGATCACATTCCGGGCACAAATTAATAACAATTATCTAACCGAAATTATCAAAAAATAATTATATGGCTACAGCATCTAATATATTAAAAAACTTTAACGTATACATTGATGGTCGAGGATTCGCGGGGGTGGCAGAGGAGGTGCAGCTTCCGACACTGGAACTTAAATCTGAGGATTTTCGCGCTGGGGGGATGGATGGAACAATTAAAATCGAGATGGGGCAGGAAGCACTGGAATGTAATATCACGCTCTCAGGTTATGATGAACGTACACTAGCACTTTGGGGAGTGGGTGAGGGGAATCTTGTCCCGATTGTTGCTCGTGGGGCCTTGGAATCTTTAGACGGAACCGTGACTCCGATCGTTGTAAATATTAGTGGGACAATCCGTAGTATGGAACCAGACGCCTGGAAATCCGGTGAAAAATCCACACTCAAACTCATTGTTGATATACGAGCTTACAAGTACAGCCAAAACGGCCAGGTTATTCATGACATTGACATTATTAATATGGTCAGAATTGTAAATGGGAAAGACCGACTTGCTAATATGAGAAATGCTTTAGGAATTTAAATAAAATATGAAAGAAATAATTAAATTATCTACTCCAATCCAAACCAATGGAACTGAAGAGTGTTCACTCGAAATGCGAGAACCTACGGTAAATGATATACTTGCAGTTCAAAAGGCGACACAAGTTACTATGGAACAAGAGGTCGAGCTCTGTGCCAATCTCTGTCAGATTGCACCGGATAGCATTCGGAGTTTAACATTTAAGGATTACAGAAAGCTCCAAAAAACGTTATCTAAAATGATGGGTGA